GGATTCTAAATATTTTAATGCACCAATCTCATCTTCAATATAGTTTGCATATTTTACATCTAATTTATCTTTATTTGCTTTAAAAAATTTATTAAAATCTTTATGAGAAGTTAATGAATCTATATCCTGTGTTGGTTCTTTTGAGGCTGAGGCTGTTTTATCAGATTTAGCAGATGCTCCACCTGTTTTACCAAATACAGACCCACCACTATCTTTACCGAAAAACGAAGTTCCTTTTGCGGGTTCACTATTTTTAGCAGCCTGTCCAGCGGTTGTAACTTTACCTGCAATTGTTACCTTAGTACTAGGTCTTAATTCGTGTTGTTTAATATATGCATCGAATTGGTCTTGATTTCTAAAATCAATTTCTTTTAGGGGAATTAAATTTACTAATTTCATTTTTTTTCTATTGATTATTATATAAGTATCGGATATAAATATAAAGTTTTATTGTATTACAACCAAATTGTCATAATTACTTCCTTCATATGCTCGGACAGGAAACCCACCTCTTTCTAATATGTATTTCAAATCCTTTAATAAGTTATCTCTATCTTGCGGATGTACATCAATTAAGAACGCATCGTAGGTATATAGTATCATTTTTGACCTTCTTCCCTCACACCACTCCAAAACTTCCTCAATCTTTTTATAATTGATTTCAGTTTCCAATGCCTGTAATAAGTAGTTAAATACTTTTTGTTCAGTCGCTCCTTCGATTCGTTGGAATGGGATTTCCCTTTTGTAAAGTGGAGTCGTTAAACGGCCCGAAATTACAAACTTTTGGTAAACGGATTGAATATACTCATCCACCTTTTGAAAGAACGGAATCCCCTTAGCAAATTCATCCAAACCACCATAAAGGTATTTGAACGATAACGCCTTTGATTCTTCGGTTGAAACTCCATAGTACTTTGCTAAATGTTCGTGCGCAGTTTCACCTTCGGGAAATACATACCCCACCATCTTTCCAATGATACGGATGTGATAGGACTCGTAATCAAATTGAATCAACGTACCCCCCTTAAATCGGCTCACTACATTCCCCCTACTACCATCGGATTTGTTCATCGCAGCCCAATTAACCCCTAAGTGTCTATTGCTCGGTCTGCCCGTTATTGTGTATGGATTGTATTTTGTAAAGGCAAACCCTTTGGGCAGATACTCTTTGTTGAAATGAAATCTATCAATAAAATTTTCTTCATCGACTTTCACCCCAGCCCCCTCCAGCCTCCCCAATGTTTTGATGGAATCTGAATATTTTCTATACCAAGGTTTGATTTCTGATATTTGGGGTATCTTTTTTAAAACTTCATACCATCTCATTAAAGGTATGCAATCGTTAAGATATTTAAAGTCAACTCTATACCCTCTATAAACCTCTTCAGCGAACTCTTCTAAAATAAATGGTTTCCCATACTCCTCAAAATAAGCGTACTCATAATCGATTCCTTTGCTACCAATATAGCGATTCCCATAAACTAATGTGTTTTCGTTAACCAACAACCTAAGTGCTGCCATTTTACATTGTTTGGCATCGATGTGGTTAAAGTTTATAAGGTAATCGGATTTTTCAGTTCTAAGATATACAAACGAAATAGATGTATCGTATTCATGTGCTTTGGGTGAACTCCATACAGGCACCATCAATGCCACCTTTGGGCTTGATTTGTAAAAGGACAGAAGGGTATCGTTGGTTTCTATTAAGTTCATACGGACACAAATATACAACTTTTTTTTGAGAATTCAAAATCTCTTATTTATAGAATTGTAATATATTTGGTAAATATAAGGAAATATTTTTAATTTTCAAAGCCGCTAAGTTTATAGCCGCTTTATTTGATTCTCTAATCCCTATATCGCTTATATTACCAACATCATCATACATTTTGTCCAAAGGACCATTTATTCTCCATTTTACATCAACTACTTTCCAAAGCGGAGAATGCTCTAATTTTCTATATTCTTGCTCATCAATTTCAAATATGTAACTATGTGAATCATTTGCTTTTTGGCAAAAGTATCTTCTAATAAATCCTAATTGATAATCATCTTCATCTGGTGATGGAACTATTGTTTTCGGATTTATTAACTTAAACTGATTTAAATTTGTTGCTATTTTGGAATACATAGTTTTATTCTTTAGGTGTTATTCTAAATTGTGCTTCCAATGTAGTTCTCCATCCTTCTGGCGTAACACTATGCTTAGTATTCGTTATTTGGAAAACGCCTATTTGATTATATATTTCAGGTACACCGTTAATTCTAAAGTATTCACCGCAATTGAATCCGTTTATACCATCTAATGTCAATGTTATATCGATAGGACTTAAAGTTGATTTCGCATCTTGCTTTGGTGCTGATATTTTTTTCTTTGTAAGTTCCCCATCAGTAAATATTAAAACTTTAATTCCATCCTTTAATTTAAATTTAATTGATTTACTATCTATGATTGCAGTGTAATCCGGCGCTTCATTTGGTTTTGGTTGCTCTGAATCGGCTGGCAATGTACTTTTCTTTGCGGTTTCATTATAGTTTGCTTCCAATGCTTTCAAATCAATCATATTCAAAGAAAAAAATCCATCCGCATTACTCATCAAAGACATATCAAATTGTTGAAATGCGCTTGGTGGTAGTGGTATTTGTGGCAGTGCTTTTTGTTCCTTTGTTAAATTTTTTAATGCATCTGTTAAAAATCTTTGAGCATTGAATACAGTTCTTCCTGCCACTAAATTACTCATTTCAAAGTTAAAACTAAAATCAATAACATTTGATTTTATAGTGTTAACATTAAATCTATAAATTTCATTATCTATCTTAACATCACTTGTTGCTGTGTAATCCATTACCGATGCTGATACGTTTTCTATATGATTTGCTCTAACTAATCTGAATTTACCAAAACTATTTGCATTCATTGCATCTAATATAGCACCTAAAAACTCTATTCGTGTGTAGGATGCTCTCCACGCTCGAACTAAGAGTTTATAATTTATAAAAATATTTAAAGCATTTCCACAACAATCCCCTTCGGTTGATTTTGGATTTATAATATTACCATTAATATCTTTAACATCAACTCCTTCATTTATTGAATATCCGTTTATACTACAATCTATTGTTTTAGTTGAAACCTGTATTTCATCTCCTTCTTTTGTGTTTTTTTTGGGGTCATTTATAGGAGCACGAAACGTTACCATTTCTTTGTTTGGATATAATATATCAGTATTTGCCGAAATAATGTTTTTGTGAGAACGTATTGGTATATACTCTTTTTGTGTTCCTCCTATATCGTATGTAGGAATGGTAAATTGAAAATCATCTGGCACATATCCTGTTTCTGTCAATGAGTAGTTCATTAATTTTTTTAATATAAATCTTAACGAAACATATCTTTCGGCTGATGCAGTTTCATCTTCTTTTTTATCACTAAGTTTACCCCAGTTAAAAAATTCTTTATCCCATTCAGCTTTACTTGCAGCTAATTTACCCTTTTCTATATTTAAATCCGCAACTAATTGTGCAATCCATTGGTCAAATTCCTCAACACTACCAGCTTTTGGTTGAGTTCCTACTTGAGATGCATCATTACCAACGTTTACTGGTATAGCTAATGACATTTGATTTCCTTGCGAAATTTCCACCATAACATTATATGTCCCATCAGCTTCTATTCCAAAACTATAATCAGTAACTTTACCAGCTACAAAATCATATGAACCCATTGATTTTTCAACGTGTTGTTGAAATAGTTTAAAAGATGTGTTGGTGAACCTATAATAAGATGCAAATATGTCAACAAAGTTTTGGTAATTGTTTTTTGGAAATAATAAAGATGATACGTGTGCTGAATTTGGATATGCCTCTTTAATTGGCTTTTTTCTATTACTAAATCTATAAGTATCCAATGTATTATCTCCGAATTCAACTAATACGTTCATACCAGGTCTACAAAAAAACAATTCAAACATTTCAAATTGTTTTAATGAAAAACATCTAACATTTACTCTTGCGATTTTTAAAGTATTATTAGCACCATCGGTATCTATTTCAACACTCTCTATGATTGGTGTAGAAATTCTTCTATTAAATTCACCTACTACTTTTATTTTTTTACCTGCAAAATCAACTCCAATAAAAGATTCTTCTAATTGATATCTAGCATCGCTATCTAAATCGTTTCTGATAATGCAACCTAAATAATCTTTACTATCCGATGCTTTTTGACTATAT